ATCGACGCGCCACTTGAAGCAGTGTATGAGGTATATGTATTTGTCCCTCCTCGCATTGTGTCAGGGGTTAATTGACCGAATAACACGCCTTCTGAACTAAGCGACGAAAGAAGAAACCACGCCACAATCGGAGCGATGAGTACCGCTACGAGTAAAATTATTAGTTCTTTTTTGTTCATATATTTTTTGATTTTATTTTGTTTCGAACCTTTTTTATTATCCGCTCATCCCTATCCCCATAAGGGATAGAGTGAACGGACAATTCTACAACTTGTATTGTGACATTATCACGAACACAGCAGTCGCTGATGTTCTGATAAATTTCAATACTGCTGTTGATGAAGCCGCTAGAGTTGCACTTCCGCCTGTTGCACCATCATAGTAAATGGTTGACGAGGCTCCTGCTGTTACCACGGTCGTTGAAGCAGTTGTATTGAGAACAATAAGTCCCGCTTCATCGCCATTTGTGGTTAAGCAGTCCGCAAATAATGTGGCCGCAGTAGGTGTGGTAAGCGTGTTCGCTGCCGTTATTGACGGAGTTACTGTCGCGTAATTACTATCACACACTTGCGCTGCTGTGATTGCTGCTGTTGATGTACCACTAATAGTGGCAACTGAACCGGTGAAAACAGGAGATTTAATCCTGATGTCGCCAGTCGCGGTTATACCTCCGGTTGTGGTTATCAAATTTGCAGTAGTAATTGTACCGATATACTCTGCTGAACTATTCACTATCTGCGTTGCCGGAGATCCGGCATACATCCCGTACTTGAAGATTTCCTTTTCGAAGTTTACGCCCCCTGTATTAAGTGGGTTACTACCACTTGAAGCGAATACGCCGATCAAGAGTCCTACAATGAGCGCAACAGACGCGGCTACCCCTATTAAAACACCCGGCTTGAAATTTTGATTCATAAGTTTTGGGGTTAATAATCCCTCCGATAAAGGATGATTCGACAATCATCCTTTATCATCGTTGGGCTAAGCAGCGTACGCGTCAGTGCGAATTTTCACATCGACGAGTCTCTCTGTACCTTCCTTGAAGGTTTTCTTTCCGTAGAGAGTCCACGGCACGACGTTCTTTCCAATTTTGTCTTGGACGTCTTTCACTTCGACATTAGGCTCCTTCTGAATAACTACTTCAATTGCGCCCTTCACACCAAATAATGCGTGTTGGATTTTCTTTGCAGCAGTCCATCCATCAGTTGCGTCAGTGAAGGTTTCACTCACAATGAGGAACCCTACACCTTCTGCCTTAATGGTAAGTGTGTCTGCTGTGTCGTCGTTCGTTGCAGTGATTCCTTCCATCGAATCAAGAGGAGAATATCCTGATGTTCCGAGTGTTGAAGAAAGTGCAACAAATCCCGCCGCAGCCGCTTCAGTTACCGAAGTACCTGGAGCATTGATTGAGTCCTGAAGAATATCACGCGCAACATCTACGGTACTCGCTCCAATATGCACATAACCTGCGGTCGTGCCGATTGAATCTTTGAACGTAAATGTCACTGTTTCCTTATTAGGAACTTGGAAAACTACCGTATCACCGTCAGTTGGAAGGGTTGCCATTGAAAGCACACCACTCCATCCGAGCGAATTGGAGACGTAAAGATCAAATCCATAATACTTCCCCATATGTCCGCTCATTCCTGTCTCGTCACCGAGTACAGTTTCCTTTCCGGCAAGATATTCGAGAAGAACTGCTTCGAAGTCAGGCGAGATTACTGCGAAAAGAGTTTTTGCTCCACGCAATGCTCCACCCGGTACTTTCGGAACTGTTGATCCTCCAAGAACATTCTTCCTTTTCAATTTCATTTTTGCCTTCGCAAAAATTGTTTGCACATTGGTTGTATCCAACGTGATACCGTTTGTGGTAGAACCACCGGAGGTAATGTCCGCCTCAGATACGACTGAAGCCGCCTGGTCGTATTCACCGAGAACATCACCATCGATGATGTTTCCGAGAATAACTACCGAATCATCGGCAAAATCATTCATATCTTTGTGCTGAGATTGAAGTGCGTCGAGATCATCGACGTAGAACGGAGCAACTTTTGCAGTGCTTACCGCAAGTTGTTCGTTTGTTTTTGTGATGTCACGCACAGTGAAGGCAGTACCGCGAGTGTAGGTCTGTCCCACCATCTTCGATCGATATGGTCGGTTCACTGTATCACCTTCTTTGAGGTTTGCGGCCTCTTCGAAATTACAGATCGCGCGAAACACATCAACTTTGTGATGAGTCACCTGCATTCTCTTTGAGTAGTACTCCTTGAATGTGCTGTTATCGAGATTATTACTCATTTTAAGGGAAAACTAAACAATATAATTCCCTATCTTCCCGGACGACGTATCGTGCGAGATTTACTACCCATATAATCTTGAAATTTCGCTGCTTGTTCAATCGTGAGATTGTGGATTTTTTCAGGGTCTTTTGAGATTTCCTCCCAATCAAGTTCAACACTTGTTGGAGTAAATCCATTCGGACCATCGGCGGGGGGTTTCTTATTGACGTACACGGGTTTAACATCGCGCGTCCATATCTCCCATACCGATTTCTTTTCAAATCCCTCAGTGAAGGCAAATTTTTTGATTTTATCCTTATACTTTGCCATCAATGGGTCAGCGTCTTTCTCTTTAAGAGCGGCTTCGAAGTCTGATTCGAATTTATCATCTTGCTCCTTCCAAAACTTCTTCTGTTCTTCCTCTTTACTCGGCTTCGGTGTTTCAGTGGTCCCTCCCTCTTGTACTTTTTTAAGTACTTCGTCGGGAAGTTTCACTTCACCTTTCAAAAACTCGACAAGAGAAGTCACTTGATCCTTGTCCATCCCTAACTTATCCGCTAGTTCATCGACACGTTCATCAAATTTCTTCTGATTACCTTGTTCCTGTGCCTTTCTGAGATTTTCGAGTTCGGCTTTGATAGAAGTATTTTCAGTGACAAGATCGTTTTCACGTTTCTCCCACCCCTCTTTCTTAGATTTATATTTCTCAATGGGCATAAACCGGACGGGTCTATCCGTAGGTTTCTTGGGTACGACGTTGTTTTTACCCTCACCATCGGACTTCTTTTCTTTATCAACATCGTCAAAATCATCTCCATCATCCTCGTCCTCCTCCTTTTTCTCAGCGTCAGGCTTTGGCTTTGGAGTTTGTTGATTATCTTTATCCTGTTGACGAGCACCGGTTTCGCGCTCAGATCCGGGTTCTTCTTCGTCTTCATCTTTCTTCACCTCTTGTGGAGGTTGCTGATTTTTGTTCTTGTACTCATCTACTGCACTCTTTAGAGATTCAGGAATCGGAGTTCCGTTCTTCTCCATATCCAATGCAATTTTAATGTCTTCTTCGGTTGCGCTTGTGTCAGTGGTGTTTGACCTCTTGACCTCACGCGAAATTTGTTGACTCATATTTTTTTATCCCTATTTGTTCGTTTAGGGGGTGAATTATAGCGGCGACCACCGCAATTCATCGTTGAAGTACATCGAGTGTACCCTTTCGTTGGTTAGCGATCCTCCGCTAGTTTTTAAGAAAACTAGAAAAAAGCGACATCAGGTTATGATATCGCTCGAGCCCCGCATTATAAACCCTCCTACAAGTAAATAATGCCACACCATCTCAGGTCGATGTGAGACGATGTGTTGGGGGCTTGAGTGATATCAAAAGCCGATATAGGAGGGTTTAATATTTAGTTTTCAATGAACTGGAATTTTGTTTATTTTTCATCCTTCTTCGCCTCATCATCTCCTTCGAGAAGTGCGATGAGATCCTGTTTCTTTTCTGTTCCGGTCAATATCAATTTTCGTGCAACACATTCCGCTTTCAATTCTTTCACAGTGAGTTCGTTATAAGTCTCAACTGTACCAAGATTTTCATCTACCACCTCTTCTTCGCCCTTCACAAAATATCCCAATTCGTTTTTCGCTTTTCGTCCGGCGACAAATTGCCTGGCGAGTTTTTTATAGTCCTCTCCGTGAATATCTTCAGAAAATTCACGCACAATTTCTTCCTGGCCGTCAGTGAATCTCCTACACACCTGCGCAATATTTTGATTTTTTGCCATATGCGTAATTATTTTTGATTTATTTCGACCGTTTTTTCATCGTTTCCTTCACCCTTCAATCGTTTTGCGATATCGTGTATCGCACCATCGATAAGAAGAAGAAAAGAATTGATTGATGATTTTATATTTTTATCGTCTTTATTATAGTTTAACATATCTGAGACGGCATTTGAACTGTTTCCATTTCCATCAGTGAGACGATGTGCCTCAAGATGTTCTTTATGCGCCACCACTACGGTATCCGAATCGGGATCTGCGACAACGACAATAAGATTTTTATGTGCGTCAAGAAATTCCGTGATATCAACTTTCAATTTATCGGACATATCTTTCGCTTTTTCGCGCTGAGTTATCCCCGGCAATATATCTTTTAGTGTAAATCTTTTACGCATTATTCTTTAATTGATTTTCTTATTTTCCCGACTATTTTTGTTGTGCCCTCAACTCTCGAACGTGCGATAGTAAATACATTGATGAACCATTGAAACGCGTCTCGATATGCTTCTTTCCTTGCGCGGAGTACTCTGTTTTCTTCCTTTGATAATTCCTCCGCAGTTTGCGCCTGCAATTCTTTATTTATATTTTCAACTCTTGAAACACAAAACGCGGTAATCATTTTCATTCCATCGTGCTCGCCGAGATTCATATACAACTGATTCGATTTTAGTTTCTTTTCGAGTGTTGCAATTTCCGCTTTTGTATCTTCGTCAGCGTATTTGAAATATTCTTTTATATCGTTTAAGTTTTCCATAAATTATTGACCCATAGTTTGTGGTACCTCCGCGCCCATTTGTTTCATCGGAGACATTGGAGTCTGTTGTTGTTGCATTCCTCCTGCATTCTGATCCTGGCCCATTGGAAACATCGGAGACGAATTTCTCATATTCATCAAAAGTGTTTGTCTGCGAAGTGCGTTTCTTACCACTGTGCGCACGTGCATATATGCGTATGCGTAAAGATTTTCATAATCATCATCGGTAAGTGTGTCTTCGTGATCGTCGGCATACTCAGTGATTTTCATCACGAACGCTTCATTTGCTTTTCGATTTAATTTCGGTTCTTTCTTGGCGAGTATATCCTGGATCGCTTGCGCTGCTTCTGATAATACCATTCTGTTTCCGTGCACATCCAAGTCCTGCGCTTCTTTTATATCTTCGTCTCCCCATCCTCCGGCCCGGAGTAATTGTTCCAATCCCCATAATGGGTTAATGAATTGTTTATATTCACGCACTGCAATAGTGAGTGATTCCGTTTTTACTTTTGTTTTTAACTGAGAGAGTTCTGATTCTTCATCTCCTCCGGTTATCTTAATATCAAAATCACGAATAGGATGTACGTCGTCTTTTGTCATCTCACTCCACTCATATCCCTGAAGTCCTAATATTTTTACGAATTGCCCTTCAGTTAAATGATCTTTCAATCCGATGAAATAACGGAGTCCCAATTCCGCCCAACACTGTTTATAAAAATCTGAGTAGAGACTCATTCGATTCGCCACCTGTTGTGTATTGCCAACATAGATCGTCGCACGTTGTTCGTCCGCGTTACCTTGAGCACCCGGAGTGATTCCTGTTTTTTCTCCGACGAGTGAGTTTAAGAAGTTGGTAAGGTTGATAACAATTGACGTATTGTCTTCGGTTCTAAATTCATACACCGCGTTTGAAATACTCTTCCCTGCTGCAAGCGTGTTTGTTTCTACGTTCTGTGTGATATCATCTTCCAACTCATCTATGTTCGGAAACACTTCAGGATCCACCGCTCGCTTCGTTCGTGTTCTCTTTTTAAGAGATTCGAATGCAAGCGATAGCACGATTCTAATTTCTTCGTGTACGGGCCACACATCATCTGCCGGAGACTTACTCCAAAACTCCAATGCGTTATCGTGTGTGTGCCACGCTACATACGGCCACAATGATTTCTTTTCTCCTTCCGGTGTCGAAAACATTTCAGTCAACTCTTCAGCGCGAATCCATACACCAGTTGAATAATCGAGAAAGAGATAATATCTTTTCCCTTCATATTCCATATAGTGATTCGTAAGGCAATACATCGTGTCGCCAACATAATTTTCCGAATCATCGAGTCCAAGCGCGGCGTACCGTTGTTTATCAGAAGAAAACAACAAATCATTTTTTGTTTTTATTTCGCTTGTCGTATCGTTGATGAGTTGATCCACCTGTGTACTGTCATACATTCCACTTTTCCCTCCGGCTTTTATCTCTGCCTTCGAACGCCAAATATTCATCTCTCCCAAAAATCGATGTTCTTCAAGATCGGGCCCTTTTTTCGGTTCGCAATAAAAATTATTGTGATCGACGTTGCGATGATTATTTTTATACGGAGTATTTTCATCACCTTCGCTTGCATTATAATAAATTGCAACACCAGAAAATGTGGCAAGTTTTTTTCCGCGTATATCTTTTATTTTCCACTTCCCTCGTGTCGGTGCGGAATCTCTTTCCCACATCGAAGTTACTTTTTTTGATTTCAATAAATCCGCTTCTTCTTGTTTATCAAAATTTATTCTGACCGTATCATTTATTTTTGAAAGTAATGTATCGATGAATCCTCCCATCACCGGAACCACAACGGAAAATTTCCCGGGCAATGCAAGCGGGACTTCATTCAAGTACGCGTTCTCGTACTCTCTGATTTTATCCATCCTCTTTTTCTTATACTTCATCCCCGCCGCTATTTGTTTTGTCGCGATTGCCGCGAGTTTGTCCGCAGTTGATTTATCGAGCATAGAAAAAATATGTGTATAAAACGATTATAACACGTTTTCCCTATGCAATAAAGAAGTTGTGTATAACTATCCGCCAAAAGTTGTTGACATCGGCGTATGAACTTTTGCAGGTTTCTTTTTCTTTTCTGATTTTGTTGGATCGGACGCTTCAATCATATTCGCGAGACAATCAATTCTGTCATCCAATTTTCCCTGTGGAAAGTCAAGTGCTTCACGTTCGAGTGCTGTGTCTTCTCCGTTGTCACGATGAAATATTGTCCCGCTTTTGTAGTACGGGATGAGTCCCCGGACTCTCTCTCCCTTACTCACTTCATTATTCCTCTTCAAAATATTTATTGAAAAGAATATTCCTTTCCGTTTCATTTCTTCAAGAATAAATTTCTCAAGTGCGCGCTGATATCCAACTCCTTCAATCCACACATCACCTCGATATTTTTCATAATGCCAAAACACCGCGTCAATTACTTTCAACGGATCGAGTTTCCCGGCCGTCTCTTCTCTCAAATACCAAAACGGCTCTGTTGGGCACTTCGAAACGGTACGAATCACTGAATTGTTTGCCTTCTTTTTTTCTGATATCGCAAGATCGACGAGGGTATAGTTTTTCAACATCTTCGTCCTCAGGATATCTTCATTGTAGTACTTGAACCACGCCTTATCGAATTCCTTCGTTTCTGACGATATAGGGGCCTGTTGATACTGGGCACTCCACTCATATATCCCCATCGTGTTTTTAATGCGTAGTAAGGCGTTTATGGGGTATTTCTCGGGCCATAACGGCTCTCCCACCTCCCGGAATCTCTCTCCTTCGAAGAATTCCACTTCTTCAGCGATTGCCGGTAATCTTAACACCTCCCATTTATCATAGTTCTCCTCATTGTTTTGTTCGTCTTCTTCCTGTTTCTCAAGCACGCGGCCCACGAGATCATCAATGTGCCATCGTGTATTGATAATAATAATTGCGTTTCCTTGCCCTTCTTGACGTGTGGTAAATACTGCTTTATAAAAATCCCACACCTTATCGCGCATAAGAATCGTTTCGGCCTCTTGTCTATTTTTGAAAGGATCGTCAATGATTCCAATCTTGAATCCTCGTCCGGTGATTGAACCTCCAATACCCGCTGCGGTATATCCTCCTCCCTTATCAGTAACCCATTTCCCTTTTGCTTTTTGATCGGGTATAAGACGCGTCTTAAAAATCGATTGATAATTCCCTCCATTCACTAAGTCTCTCGTTTCTCTTCCGAAGTCAGTTGCGAGATCCTGTGAGTATGAAGTCACGATGATAGGGAACTCAGGACTCTTACCAAGAACCCACGCCGGGAACTTTTTTGTTGCCGTCTCTGATTTCCCGTGACGTGGAGGCATTTCAATAATAAGCCGGACCGTCTCATTATTTTTTACACGCTCATATACGCTTTCAAGTTTCTTTACGAGAACATCAATGTGCCAGGGTACCATATACTTCTCATCGACTGTGGTGCAGAATACATCGAAGTATTTTTTTGAAGCGTCAGCAGCGAGTATTTGTTCTTCTTTAAGCATATTATTTATTGGCCTTGTAAAACGCTTTTGCGAATCCGGCGGGTGTAATCGCTCTTTCTGAGGCAACAGCACTCGAATACCATTTTGCATTTCTACACTTTATATTTTCACCCTTCTTATTTTTATATCCCTTTGTTGTTGCGAGAAATATCGGCTTTGTATATACCAATCGTTTCGGCTCATTGAATTTACCCCATAAATCAGTGGCCTTCGTTCTATCGTTTCCGAACCACCACTGCTCGAAAGAATATGGAGGATCTCCAAGAAATCTCCTGAGAAGTCCAAGAGGATTTTCCAACGCCCAAAATTTTAACTTCGTATTTTTTTGCACGGCCCAAATAATCTCCATACACTTCTCGATCGTTTCCATTCCTTTATCAAAATCACGTGGCTTTGTGCTTTTTGCCCGTGAGAACTCTGTACAAGGTGGTGCAGCGAGAATTCCATAAATATCTCTATACAAAACAACGGTCCCTTCAAGACGTTTCGGAGATCTAAATGTTACTCTATCAGGAAATGTTTGAGTCAATAAAATATCATAATCCGGTAACGTAACATTCAACACGGTATATCCTGCGTCTTCCCACGGCTTACTCCACGCTCCGGTACCTCCACACAAATCCAAAATTATTTTATCTTCATTCATAATTAGATAGTATAGGTTATGATTAACCGAAATTTGCCCACGACCATACTCCACTATTTTTTCGACCACAACATCTACAAGTATCCCCCCAAGTATATTCGTCACGAAATTTCAACACACGGATTTTTTCCATATTTTCTGGGTTTCCTATTTTTTCTCCAGTGTATTCTTCTATCGCTTTAATTGCTTCTTTTTTGTTTGAATAGCCGTAAGCCAGTTCACCACAGAACGTAGGTTCATCGAACGACACTATCTCCTTTTTCACCTTTTTAGTTTTCTTTATGTTTGGCATAGTGTGAACCGTTATTTATCTTCTACGACTTTATATTTCTTTCCATCGACTTCAAATTTAATATCCAAGTGACTGAAAGAGACAACTGACTGAGTTCCAAAATTATACTTGCGAACACCAAGAAAACGAAAACTAACAAACCAATCATAGTCGAACCAAAACAGATCCAGCCTACGTCCACCATCACTCAAGAAGAGTACAGACACGTAGCGACCACCATCGGAATCAAGCCAAGGTTGTCTGAGAGCGACTATATAATCATTACCATTCCAATCTTTCCAATTAAGTAAATCCTGTAATGTTGCTGGTTCGAACCCTTCTTTTTTCATTTCAGTAATAGTGTCTTCTGATGAGATATTTCTACCAAAATGAAATAGTTTGTATTCTGGTTCTTTCCACTTTTTATCAAACGGGAAGTTCTTTTCAGTAATATCTGAATTGACGTAATCTAATTTATTTTGTTTTATTAGTTGTTTGAGTGTTTTCATAATAGGTTTTGTTTGAGTTGGTGAACCGCATCATTCCAACCATTTGAATAACTCGCCTCTTTTTCTGTTGGGGGGAGTGGTGGCATAATTTCTTCTATCTTACTTATCTTTTCACGCCACTCCTTGTTGTTTTGGGAGAGTAAACCGTCAATGGTCTTTTTTATTCGCGTATGAGATTGTTCGTGTCCAGTTTCTCCACGTTTGATAGCGAACACCCATTCTTTTATTGCTGAGGCAATTTCTTTCATTGCTGTTTCTTTTATTTCTTCATTCATTCTGTTATGTTTTACAAATCCATAGAATATATCATTACAGGAACCCCCGCACTTCTCACACTCCCAATGGTTCGTTCCCTCATCACTTCCAACTACTTTAACGTCTGCGTCAAGAATAAACTTTTTATCTCTCTTTTCGTGTTCACACATTTCAGTTGTCGATTTTATATTCCCACTTCGAAGACAATCTATACAACTTCGATATGGAATAAATTTGTTTTTGTGTGTCATAATATCTTTACTTTTGAAACTAAATATGCTACGATATCGTTATACATATGTAAGAGAATATTCGGAACGGCCCCTATCTAACCTCCTGTGGTGATGGGGGCACTTCTTTATTACAATCATCACACACACCAATCTTCTCTCCAATGGAGATAATATCGACATCTCCTCCCTCTTGCAGGGCCCACTTCACGTGTTTCCGGCATAGTTTGTATTGCCTCTCCGGGTCACGTTGATCCTCATACCCGGTTATCCTTACAAGTTGTATTCGTTTAAGTTCTGACATTTATAAAAATTCTTCTTCCTCTTCATCGACTGATTCATCCGACTCATTGCGTACGTCAATATTAAAATCTTCGTGACAAGCACACGTACATCCGTACCCATCACACGCCTCACATTTCGCTTTTCTACAATACTTTGAAATCATAGTTTCGTAATATCATTATACGCTTTTTGATATGTGCATAACTGGCCGTAAAGCGGACCACACAATTCCTTCACAATGAGATCGGTAAATCGAACGACAATATTCCTATCTTTGTGAGTCATTTTGTATTCCTTGAGTTGCGCGCGATATGCCACAACTTCCTCGAGGTAGAGGAATTCTTTATTCGTGAGATACTCCTTCCACCACATCCGGGCCGATTCTTCAGTACATCCTTGCCGATCAAGATGTGTCGCTTCGTGTACATACAAATCATCACTGATTTTATACTTCGCATAAATCTTCCCATTGAATGCAACCACTGTATATTCTTCGTTTGCGTTCGGGAATCGTCTCTTTATCTCACACCATATCGGCGGGATATTATACACTACTTCATACTTTCTTTTCATAAAGTTTTCTTGCTTTTTCAATATGTGCTGCGACGACTTGTTTCAAAAATGCAATTGCTCCTGGATCCCCGAAATCGAATATATCGAGCACCTCAAGTCCCCTCTTCCCTTGAATCAAATCCATTACGATATGCCTTTCAAGTGTGAGTTTGAAGTTTTGAATCGTTCCGGTGTTTGGATTCATTATGCCGAGCGTGAGAAGTTCCACCAATTCGTGTGGATTCTCCATCTCATCTTTTTTCTCCACACCAAAATACTCCTCAAATGTTTTGTAATTTTTTGGATCAGGTGCCGGAAGAAGATATTGAGGGTCAATTACCATATTGCAGTGAGATAAATAATCATCCCTCCGAAAAGAGATACTGACACCCTGATTGGAAGTGATATGAAATCGAAGTCACCCAACGAATCCGTGACAAAAAATATACATAAACCTATAAGAAAAATACAAAATATGTGTTCAAGAAAGTTCATACCCCTTCGATATCTTTTATGCAGTCTCGACAAATAAACTCTCCATCATACTCTTCGAGATAGTCTTCCCGGAAACATCGTGCGCACAATTCTTTTTCTTCATTCATATTTCTGTTCCTGGTAGTCTATATTAACCTCATCCACGACTCCATCTGTTATTTTTATACCCAATATTTTTTTGGGACGCTGTTCTCTTATTTTATTGGTAAGGTAATCGTCGGGTATATGTACCTCAACAATATCAATATTCATTTTGCGTGCTACCTCTCTCAATTCAATTAAATTATCTAAGAGAATTCTTTTCATAATTATTTCCCTAACCTCTTACTTAATCGATCGTTTATTTTTTTCATCTGGTCTTCAGTGAGATCAACTCCAACTATGCCGGTGCTCTTACCGGAAAGAAGTTGACGGTTCTTCACAAGGATATCAATCGTGAGTGCGTTCGTATATGGACTTTGTTTTTTTATTCCCTTCTTATCCATCGCCTCCGAACACATTTTTATCTTTTCGTCGAGTTCATCAATGAATCCATCAAGAATTCCCGCCTCTCTTAACGGCTTGAGTACTTCACTTTGTTGATCCGCAACAGAATCTTTGAATCCCGCTTCTTTTATCATAGAAGTCAATGTTTTTGGTACCCCCCCGTCCTTCCCTATGTTTTCCGAATTCTTCTTAAGAATCAAAACAAGTTTCCTCCTTCTTGAAGTCATTATAATCTTCTTCTTATCCTTGTCATTCACACCCTTCGCTGCGTCGTAAATCTTCTTAATGTTATTACTATTCACTACTATCCCCTTTCCACTCGGCCCTCCTCCCGGAAGATCCTTCTTATTCTGTTTTGATATTAGTTTTATTGGCATTGTTTTTTATTTTGATGGAGGGAACTGACACGGTGCAAATGAATTTCTCATCATCCTTCCACCGTTTTCTTCACACCATACCTTATCAGGATTCACATAATTCACTGCCGAATCAATAACCTCATACATAAAAAATGCGATGAATATAGTAAATACTACCAAAAATAAGTAGTCTTTCCAGTCGTTTTTATTATTATTGTTTCCTATTGTTGCCATATTACTTGAAATCCATTTCTCCAACACTAACAATATCCGATTGTTTGTATATCGCATATCCCCTCTCCACCTTTCCTGTGAAATAAAATGTTATTTTATAAGCACTCGGAATCTCCTGGAACCCAGTCAGCGCGCTCAAAACAGTAAGTGGCCTCCTTGATATAAAATTTATCTGTGCAACAAAACCCTTTGTCATAGGAATTATTTTATAAAAACCACCCTCAGTCACGAGTTTTATTTTCTTTGGTATTGTCTTTTTCTTTTTCATATTTTTCTAATCCCTAATCTCACCGCATTTTTCGCAAAATATTCTATACACGCTGCGTGGATGTGGAATAAATTTATGTTCACATTCAATAACCCTGTATCCAATTCTACCATCAAAAATAGTATGAAATTTTATAGGTATATCCACCGGTACTTCACAATTCGCTAACATATAAGTTTTTCTTTTTATTTCTTCCATATGTTCTGTCCTCCACGAGATCCGGTAATTATTTTATCGAGTCTCGCAGAGGGCCGAAGCCCAATGCGCCGAAGAGAGATTGACAAGATCTCAGCGAAGGATTCTGAAAACACGAGAACCTTTCACCTCCTTTATTATATCATACGCTTTTTCTTCGATCTGTGGATATCTTGTGAGTCTATTTTCCATCGAAGGTACCCTTTTCTTTTTGCATTTCATCAAGTCTTCTATGAAGATTTTCAACGGCTACCTCAAAATCCCGGAAATCTTTCGTTGCTTTCAACTTTCCAATCTCAGCGAACACAACCGGCCACGTAAGCAACTTCTTTCCTCGTAACCCATAAAACATATTGTTCTCATCATCAATATTTCCAAGTTCAAGTATCCTTCCCATTTCTCTCAACAATTCATTATCCATCGATTTTCTCATTTGCAACTTGTCATTCAAATCATCAATATCGTGTCCCAATTGTTCCTTTGTTTTTATAGGAACCCTCACTTTATTTTTCATCATCTTTTGCAATTACTTTGTTTGTGATCTTCTTGAAGTCCGACATAACCTCGAGAATTCTATTTGTCTCAATTGTGATATCCTTCACGGTCTTTATCACCGTCGATATCTCGTCTTCCCGGAGACGCAATTCGCCGCCTTCATACATATTCCTCCACTCTTCGGAATTCTTTTTGATCTCGTTTGCGGCACTATTCAAGTTTCCGAATACTTTTATTTTATCTGTATCGAACATATCTATTTTTCAATTTTCTTTATAGTAATTGTAACTTGATTCCTCATCGAATCTACATTGATAGTGCCCATCACATTCAGTAAAATTCCCGCGCATATCTTATCTTTCTCCCGATCGATTTCTTTAATAAACTCATCTTTGATTTCATCAAATCTCCGTTCCACTTCCTTTTTTATCGCGGCACTTATGAAATTTGTGATATCGGTTCCGAATAATTTATCGTTTTCTCCTGTCATCATATAATTACTCTTTTTCATCCGGTTCGACTATGCCGGATCCCTTACACTTAAAACATTTTTTTGTTTCCTCATCCTGTATCTCTCCACCAATCACTCCTGCGGGAATAAAAACCTCTCCACTTCCCCCACACTCTTCACATTTATTCCTATCAACAATATCGTGTACGGTGAAAGCGTTACCACGAGTATATACACTAAAAAGACTGCCCTGATTCTCATTATTCTCTGACGCTCTACATAATCGACACACACCATCCACTGCGCGCGAATATATAAGCGACGATCGTTTCTCTCCACATCTCACGCATTCATACGAATATATTGCCCGGCGTTTTGTTTTGAGTGTGCTCATAAATTTACAATAATCTATTCTGTGTTTCGACTGCCTCGCGCTGCGGATCCATATACGATTCTGATTTTGTTGGGATAATTGTCATTTGTTTTGTTGGATATCCGAGTGCAACGCGCCAATCATCCTCCTTGATTCCCCTTGCCTCCGCTACCCTCCAATTAGTTGGATAATATTGGCCCTTTGAATTGAACTGGGCCCGTACTCTCTTCACATTGTCTTCTCGTGGCAATTCAAAAAGAGACTCCAATGGCACCATATAATTCAAATTACCATCTTGCCTTAAAAACAGTAAATAGAACATTTTCCATATTTTTATAGTGAGCGTGATATCACTATCCCGTGTCTCAGGATAATTCCTAAGGCAGAATTCAACCCGATCTGTTAGTGTCTTTGATTCTGCGTATGTTTTTATTTTCTTTTTCATAATCTTCTTACTATTAGTATTTTTTAATTTATATAAGATAGTAATAGTAGTAATGTGCATAACCCTATTTTTTCGACGTTTTTCATTACTTTTTGAATCTATTACTATCTTTTCTCTTGTGGATAGATTGTGTATAAGTATGGGATAAATTGAGGATGAATTTTTCTAGTTTTTCTCTATCTCTAATTTTATCCCACTTTCATCCACAGAAAAACATATACTTATCCCCCACTTGTGCACACCCTACTTTTCAAGAAAATGAGGATTATCGGAGAGAACTTTCTCAATGATGAAATCAGCGTCCGATTGATATCCTTTCAACTTCTCCATCTTCACTCCCCTTCTTCTCAATTTACGTACCCAATAATCGACGGATGATCGCTCCATATTGAACTCCCGAGAGAGTTGAGCGGTTGAGACTACTGGAAACCGCTCAATCAAATCTTTTACTCTCTCTTCGGTCATTTTTCTTAGTGGTGCTCCCATATTAAGAAATAAATCCCTGGAACCTTTTTATTCCACTGAACTTTGGATTGGAGATCAATCCATCACCTTTCCCGAGAAGTTTTTCGGCTCCTCGTTCGTCGAGAATAATTCGACTATTCATCTCAGACGATGTTGCAAATGCGATTTTTGTAGGGAAGTTCGCCTTAATAAGACCGGTAATCACACTCTTGTCGGGCCTTTGTGTGGCGATAATAAGATGAATTCCTGCTGCGCGTCCCTTCTGCGCAAGGCGAATCATCAAATTCTCAATACTCTCTTCTCCCTTTTCCGGCTTTGTACTTGAGAGAATGAGATCGGCGAACTCATCAACAACACACACAATCTTTTTCATCCCTGCGTCATAGTGATTTTTTACCTTACTCTTCAACATCGCTTTGTATCTCTTCTCCATAGTCTCAACGAGTAGAGAAAGTGTTCCCCGGGCCGTAACTGAATCATACGCAATACTCACCGCTTTATCTGCAAAATTCGATAACTCCACCATTTTTGTATCGATAAGATATAAATCTAAACTGTATTGGTGCAGTATTGATTCAATCATTGAACTCAAGAAGACTGACTTACCGGATCCAGTTGCACCGGCGACGAGCATATGAGGCATATCATCAAGCGATAATCGAATTATTTCACCTCCAAGATCAACTCCAATCGGAAGCGCACCCTTTTTATCGGATATAATTCTTTTGTCGAGTGTCATAAAACTTCTCTCTTTTTTTGGTATTTCTATACCGATGAACGAAGTATCAGGAATCGGGGCCACAATACGTATTCCGCTCACTCCTAGTGTTTGCTCTATATCTGCGCTGAAAGTCGCTAAGGAGCGCATTTTCACGCCAATAGATGGCATATAGCGGTACTGTTGGAAGGCTCCACCCTCCACTACTGAATCGTATTTGATAACAATCCCGAATTCCATAAATTTTGTTGCTATTTTTTCGTAATCTTGCATTTTTGAATAATCAATATTTTTGTATTCCACAAGCGAACGGCTCACTGCTTGTTTCAATAAATTCATTTTCTTTATTGAGGCCACGTTCTTCTTGAGGATATCTGTGATATTATCGACCTTATACTTTTTTTCTTGTTTCGCTTTCTCCTCCGGCACATCGAGGCGTTGGGTATAAGCGATAATACCTACCTCGTTGTCGAACATAACATCGACGTTTGGAAGATACACCTGCTCTCCCGTCAATGCTTTCACCGTGTCACTATAAAACCTGAGATAAAAATCGAAAAACAATTCATTGTCTCCATACACTATCTCATACGCTCGCGTCTTATCTCCTTCTGTTTTCGTACTACCGGTATATTTTGTTTCAACGAACCTCATTTTGTACGGTTCTTCTCCGAACTCAGCATATACAAGGAAGTAGAGTTGAATTGTCTGGAGGATCTTTCGTCCATCAATCTTCTCAGGGTCCGAAAACTTATAACATACCTTGTCGTCTTCAATCACAATCCTTCCTTTCTCGTCGCGATATATTCTGTCGGAGATCCCTTTCAATGTGATTGGTAGTGAGATTCTCTTTCCTCCCCATTCAAGATCGATATCGTGTTCCATTATATGCTCAGTTGCCATCACTCTATCGTCTTTTCTCAATTCTTTCACCCGGATAGTGTATGCGTACACAAATTTCTCTTTCAATTCCTGTTTGTTTTCAATCGTTGAACTCCATTTTATAAATCCTTCAGGATATTCTTCAATAAATGTGAGCCCAACTTCGAGTCCTTCTTTCACCGGATCTTCTTTCGGTGTTCGAAAGAATGCGTCTATCGCGTGATGAAATGCCTGGCCGAGTATGAATGAGACTCCACTTGTCGTTTCTATTCGGTCCCCATTCACATATCTGATTCGAAACATTAACGGATTGGATGATAACAATGCCATTGATGAATAACTCAAATGTTGCACCGGAAACTCTGTATTACTCTCCCTGTTGAATTGTCGGAATACCTTCGGAAGCATTTTCAACTTCTTTTGGGTTACCTTTTTTGCTTTTTTCATTTGCAATATCTTTTGTTTTCCCTTCCGACTGTTTTGGTGTTTCAAGTGCACCCATCTTCATACCGCTTGTTTCTAACTTCGCGGCCTCAATACGATCATCAATGTCACTGTCTTTGTTGTCTTCTGAAATAGCGAGATTCAATTTCTCGTTCTTCGGTGCGAGTTTTGCTGCTTGCTTGAGAACTGTTTTTCTCCACATCCATAATTCAGGATCATTCTTCTCTTTCCACGGAGAGTATTCTGAATTCCAGGACTTCGAGAATTTTGCTCCCATTGCGAGGATCTCGTCTTTCCTCATAAACTTTTCCACCAATCCCCCGGTCTGTGTTGTGATGATTGCATACGCACCCATCAATTCACCACGTTCTTCTTTTGATTTGAACGGATCAATTTCGTGTTTTATCGAACCATTCACGATTGAGAATTTATCTCCCTTCCTTACAATCTCCGCGACCACTGACTTTGCTCCGGCACTATATATGATAGTGACGATTCCCTGATATCCAATTTGAAATTGTGCAATGAGTTTTCCAGTTTTCTTGTCTTCGTATGGAAGTACAAATGCTTCACCGGATATTGACGATGGCATAAACTCCAACTGGGCCATTATCATAAAACTATTGATGAGTGATTCTGTTGTGCAGTCCTTCAACTTTGGTGTTCGTTCGATGGCCCACACCACACTCGACAAAAATCTCAACGCCTTTTTTTCATCGCCGAAAAAATTGTTGAGTTGTTTCTGATATGTATTCGCAAGCACTGAGCGAATGTTCGTTATTACTAAATCTTCTTTTTTGTTTTCCATATGTAGGAGTTAGATCTGACCTTTCTTGGCATTTCTCCATCGGAGCCGCGCAATCTTTTTGAAATGTTTTGGCCCGTAGAGTGAGAGGGTTGCCTTCCCTCCTTTTTTCCCGAGTTTCGAGAAAAACTTTTTTTCACTTTTCTTCATACCTTTATCGTATATATATCGATTCGACTATTCGCGTCATACTATTATTTCCACACAATCCGGTATTGTCATATTTATCCATACAGGAAATGAAAAGCATTCCCCATATTCCGAAAAATAAAACATATGCGATTGCGAGATACATCAATACAACGCCGATATTTTTTATTATTTGTGACATAAGGTTCTCGTGTTTTTTTGTCATCGACCTTTCTGTCTATAATAATAATCCAATCGGCTTGCATTGCAAGCGGTTTGCATACATCAAAATAATGCTGTATTTATGCGGTATTTTTCGTGTGCATAAAGAGTTATCCACATACCATACTGCGTGTTATACTTAAATCAGTAAATAAATAATTTTGAGGTGTGTGATGAAACTTAAACGTAACCCCTGCGATCAATGCAAAAAAGTTCTCGACGCTGACATAATAATATTTCAGGAAGTAAATGAGAATTGTTTTGCAATACGTTACCGGTGCCCGAACTGTGGTGCCGAGAGATTCAGACTACTCAATAAACAACAATTTGACCGGGAGATATTGAAATGAAAAAGCCGAGAAAGAAAAAACCGAATGGAAGTAAGCACCACATCGTTCCGAAGTCTCGACTGAAAGGAAGAGAACTCATCGCTTACATCCACCCCGATTCTCATCGCCTATACCATCAATTATTTTCTAACAGGACACCGGAAGAAATTATAAGATATCTTGTAGAATATTTTTGGGACGGCCACTGGGAGTTTGTTGAGAGAGCAAAAAAATAAATCCGCTATTATGAAGCGGATTTTTTCTTATTCTTTATTACTTTCATTTTTATCCTTGGATATGTTTTTCTATACGATTCAAGCCACGAACGAAAAACGCCGAACCCTTGATATCGTGATTCTATATAATGAATAAATAAAAGTGTTATTGCCTTGCTCATTTTTTATCCTTCCAGGGTTGAAAATCGAATTCACCTTTCCGTACATATATTGAAAGTCCAAGTTCCCACAAAAAATTTGGTACCCATTTTGGACGCGGCTTAAATATATCTTTCAATAATTCGAATTCATATCCGAGTTTTGCGCGGGCCTCACGAGACACTTGTCTCTTCACAATCTTTGTATTTCTTCCGCTCATAGTAATTCTTTTATTTGAATTTGCGGATCGACTTGAAGTTTATTCGCAACAAAAAGTGCATACGCTGTCGGATCATTCATATCTCTATGCGGTGCATATACTCCAAAAAACTCCGGTAATGTGAGATATCTCGAATCTTCTTTATTCAAATCGTGTGCTCTCGCGCTATATGCCCTCGATGTTCCGTCCGCCGCGATGGTAAGTTGTCGCATAAGCGCATTCATCCCATCCTGGTATGTATTGAAAATTGCATATCCACCGGAATCTTTTCCAATACTTCCTTTTTGTCCGAAGTATTTCAAGTTTCCCGGATTATTATTCCGAAATGATCGAGTGCCATTGCCCCATCCTTCGTATATTTTTATGGCTTCGGCCCATTCTTGTATTCGTGATTTCGTCATAGTTGAATTTGCATTGATTATTTCCAAGACCTTTTTATATAAAATATCAAGTTGTTGCATAAGGTAAGAAAGAAAACGACTGCGCGGAAGTTGAAAGATTGTATCAAGATATGGAAGAAGTGCTTTTATATTTCTCGCTCTGTTTCCATCCGGCGCATACACATCGAATTCCTTATCATACAAATCCATTGTATCCCTCACCGGAATACCTCTCCACCACGCAAGACGAATAAATCCGTGGATTGATTCGTGTGAAAGTATTCTGAATATTTCATCATTATTTTGATGTTGTAGAATAACTGGTATTTCAACGAATGCCGCGCCATTCAAATCATTAGGATACGTCCACGCACCGATCGGGTTTGAGTAGTCCCAATTTTGCGGAAGGTTATATAGAAACGCCACGAGATGGTGTTGCCCTACCGGTATAAGCCCCGTGTTGCGAAGTTGTTGTTTTATTCCATCAAGACCCCACGCTGTTTTTATTGGAGTACCTGCGTCACCACCTGAAAGAAGAACACCGAAGTCTTTATGTTTTAATTGAAGTCTGGTATCAATAAAAGAAAACTCAACTTCTGTATCGAACTCTGACTTCATCCAATCATTAAATTTTCTGAGTTGTGTTTCTACACCAATCATTAAATCATTTTCTACAATACCAACGTATATTTTTCTCATATGATTTCCATTACATCTTGAAGGGAATATGCGATGATTCCAATTCCCTCATTTTTTTTGACCTTTTCCATAAACTCAAGTTGATATGGAGAAACGACTCCTCCCGGGATCTTCACTTCGATTGCGATAAATCTCCCTTCACGAGTACATCCAATAATATCTGCAATTCCTTTTTCCCCATCTGACAATGGAATATATTGATTTGTTTTTTGTTTGAATATCCCGACGTTACGATGTTTGAAACACAATACGTGATTCAATTTGAGATAGTCCAATATCTCTTTCTGTATCTCTTGCTCAGACTTCTTGTTTTTTATGGGACTTTTTTTCATCGTAATTCTGTACCGAGAAGACGTACGAACGCCATCTCTTTTGTGCATACGACTTCATTGAGTTTTGCATTATATACCGCGAATGCCTGTATATTTTTCATCTTTCGTCCGGTGCGTCTTGCGATATAAAATATATCCTCGTTTCTAAATTTTTTAAGACTTGACTTGAAGTGATCGAATGAACTTGTTTTTAATCTCACCGGCCTTCGATCTTTATCCGCAGCAACACAAATAACGTACTGAGTATTCTTCTTGTTTTGCTCCTCTCTTCGTTTTCTTATTTTTTCCAATATTTCTTCGAAAGGCCACATATAAATATTATAGCACACTACCTATCTGTGGATATCTTGTTCATTACCACAATCACATCTTTTGCATATCCGGGCCGTATGCTAGGGGGATTGTACGTGTTCAGAACCTGTTTTGTCGTCTTCCCCTTATACAAATAACTCTTCCCAAAACGGGAAATGATGTATTCAATACCGTGCTCAAAACTCTTGAATGAATGTGCCCCACTTCTCCACCCCCACGCGTTGAAACTGTTCTTCGGGATGTGTTTGCCACCCGAACTCTCAATCACCGCAATAGCGGGCAAAATACGCCAATCTATGCCATATATGTCGGCGTTCTCCACGAATATATCTCCATATCCGGCTAGTGGCATACTCCGGGCCTCAAAATACGCGTCTATTTTCTCAGCGCGTTGATCATCGTTTGCTTTTATAGTCCCTGAAAGGGATATAAAAACAACCGCGATAGCGAGTGCAATAGCGATTGTTTTCATATATTTTATTTCGCGAATTTTCCCATTTGTTCTCTCTTCCACAAATTGCGTCTTGCCCATCCCCATACGTGTTCGATCGCTTTCCATATAGCGACGAGGGACGAAATGATAATGGTAATTTGTCCGCCTGTTTCAGTGAGATCCACCTGAGTAAATCCCCATCCGAATAGTTGCGATATTACAAGAATCGCAGGGATGATTCCCGTGAAGAATGTTTCCCAACGCACCGCGAGGCCTTCCCCGGTACTTGAAAGAAATATTTTTTTGATTATTTCCATAGTATTAAATTAAGAAAACGACCTTTTAGTATTCGATTTCCGAATAATTTCTCCATCGTGCACCTCCTACGAGCACTGAGAAATTACCCGAAAAAATTTCATAAACAAAAGAAAAGATACCCAACATAATCACAATAGCGATAATTCCTACCATAATATTTCCAAATGTTATGGTAGGAAT